TCAGTCAGGGACATGTGCGTTAGCCTTCCTTCGACCAGTCCCGCAGTTGGGTGGCGGCAAGAATTCTGACGGCGTTCGGGCCTCCGCCCATTCCTCGATCTCCCGTGTGAGCCATCCAACGCGACGACCTGACAGCGCGCGAGGCTTCGGAAACTCTTCTTGCCGGACGAGCTTGTGAATGACGGCCGGCGACAGGGAGATTGCGGCAGAGACCGATTCGATATCGAGGTAGATCGGTTTCATTGCAACGGTCATGCGGATGCTCCTCGATTCTTCGTTTCTTCATCGGCCCCACTTGGCAGTGCGCGAGCCAGTTGCATCAACCCGGTTTCGAGCGTGATGCTGGCGGTTGCGGCCCAAGTGCGCGCATCCTGCGCGGCTCTGTGGCGAGCGAACGATCCGATCTCGTCGTCCATCAAGTCCAGCAGCTCGACGTCGGCTGCGTGCGAGATATCGATGACCAGCGAGCGGATCTCGGTGCGAAGGGCGTCGAGCCGCGCGAGCCTGCCTTGGCGGGCATCCGCCAAGGCTTCGTTCATCTGGATTGCTTTTCGCCGCGTGAGCGGCGCATCGTTGTTCTGGATCGATGTTGCGGGCGTCAGCCCGCTGCCGTTCGACTGCATCGGAGTACCGTCGACGCTTGCCAGTGCGAGCGCAGGGCGCTTCTTCGCGTGTTCCCGCTTTCGCGGCAGCGGACGTGGGGTAGAAAGGGCCGGGCGAGGCATTACGAAACCTCCTTCGCGGCCGAATACTTGGCTGCCAGCTCAGGCGTCCATTCCGGATCAGGCATCGCATACAGCTTGTCAAGCCACGCATGGACGATCGGTGCTTCCTTCGACTTCGCATAACTGGACGACTGCATGACGCGCGTCATGTCTGACACCGCGCCACGGATTGCTTGCCCGCGTGTCGGGTACGTCTCCGTGAAGCTGTGCAGTGACGGCAGGCCAGTCATGCCGCCCGAACCAACCTCCAAGGTGAACGAGGAGATCCATACTCCCTGTTCAGCGTGAGCAAGGTGGATTGAGGCCGGATTCTTGCGAGTGCGCTTGCTTGCCGGGGACCTGATCGTCTCGCAGGCGTCGAATACGCCGTGCTTGTTCGGTACGTGAATCGGATGATCGGTTCGTGTCGACTCGACCGCGTCGAGTAGCGAGTCGGCTACGCCATGCAAGCCCATGCGCACTGCATGCATCGTGCCCGGCGAGAGCTGGTCGAAGGCGGGGTCGTGCAGGACCGAATGCACCGCTTGTAACAGCCACGATGCGCGCGTATCGCTGATCGTCGCCGGGGCACTTTGGCGCGGGGCTGACTGTGTCGGCGCCTGCGTCTTAACCGTGGCTTCCGCACCCCTCGATGAGGCGACAGGTTTGGCGCTGGTGGCGGCCGCGGATGTTGGCTGTTGTGCCGATGATGCCGGGTCCGGAAGCTCATCGAGCTGGGGCGTATCTTCGAGGTACTTCTTCGTCACCTTCGTCTTGCCGGCTTCTGCAGCTTTGGAGATCCCGACGATGATGCGTTCGAGCGCCTTGTCGCCGCCGTGCAGGCGGATCTGTTCTATCGCCAGTGTGCCGGTGCATTGGCCGCCCCGTACGAGCTGATGCAATTCGGCGGGTGCCCGTTCGAGCAGGCCGACATCGCGGATCGTTTGGTCGGTGACATTCAGACGCTTGCAGATTGCCGCCAGCGTCATGCCGTGCATGTCGCGCAGTTCTGCGACGGCAGCGGCCAGATCAAGCGGCGACGACGGTTTGCCGTTGTTGCTGAGATAGCCGTCGATCACCATTTCGGCGCGGTTGACGTTCTTCGCGTCGCGGACGACAACCGGGATCTTGCCCAGATCTTTCCCGGTGGCGATCACGTGTCCCGCTGCGAGATATCGGTGCTGCCCCTTGTAAACGTAGAGCAGATCCTTGCCGTCAACCTTCCGGGCGTAGCAATGGAGGGGGGAACCCTTGTCGTATCCGTTCTCCCGCATAAGCGCGGCGAGGTGTGCCACCCATTCGGTATCAACCGCTCGGATGTTGTCGGCCGGGTCGTAGCGCAACTGATCGTAGGGGACCATCCACAGGTCTGCCTTCGTTGCGCCGGCGGCTGCGGCGGCTGCCTTGATGTTCCCGGTCGGGATCGGCGCGGTCAGGTCGAGCTGTCGGGTGCGATCGTCCATTACGCAACCTCCGGTGCTGCGGTGGCACGCGGCTTGCCGGCGTTCTTCGCTTTATCGATCGCGTTCGATGCCGCCACGCCCGCCGCACGCTTTGCGTCTCGCAGGCGCTTGATTGCATCGGCGCAGTCACCTTCGCTCGGGATCGAGATCTGCTTGCCAGCGATCTCAGCGCCGTCGAGGATCAAATACTCCGTATGCACGCTGTCGGCCAAGGGGCGGCGACCGACGACGTATTTGCCGATCAGGATCGGGGTCGATGGACGGCGTGCGTTCCGGTCGTATCGCGTAATGGTGCGCAGTGGCAGCGTGTCGCGACGCTCGACGTCGACGAGGGGAAGGGTTCGGGCTTTGATTCGCGGCATGGTGGTCTCCATGACGCCGGGGGCGCACGCCCCGGCAGGGTCGGGGCGATTTAGACGGTGACGTGGTAGGCGGTCGTCGGCACGACGACCGGATCGTCTTGGAACACGTTCACGGCAACGAACAAGAGGGCGGCGACGACCGTCCAGCGGAAGATCGGCGACTTTTCAAAGTTGCTTTGGCGGGCAGGTTCGGACGGCGTGATGCGGGGCGTTTGTTCGTCGCGGAGCCAGTCGTGGCGGTTGTCGAGCTGGCGGTCGGGCAGGCAGCGGCGAGTGATGGGTTTCGACGATCGGAATTCAGGGAGTTCGCGCGTCATGGGTTCCTCACGGTAAGTTGAGACGTGAGGATGATAGATTTTCTATCCAACTAAATGCAAGAAAAACTATCTTGATGGGTAGAAAATCTATCTATTGGGCGATGAAAGCTGATAGTCAGGGGCCGAGGGGCAAAAAAAATCCCGCCTAAGCGGGATTGCGAGGAGCGAGTTAGCGCCTGCGGTATCGGCGGTGTTCAACCATCACGCCAATGATCCGAACGGGTTCATGCTCGCTGTTTATGGTCGGGTAGTCAGAATTGAGCGGCACCAATTCAAACACTTCTGCGCCTGTCGTGCTTACGCCTCGAAGTCTGTACTTCTTGAACGTGGCTTCTTCTTTGCCGTTCTTTGCGACGACATAGTCTCCCGGTCTTGGCGCAATGGCTGGCTCAACGATGATTCGATCTCCGGGCATAAACTCCGGCGCCATCGATTCCCCCTCTACCTCAAGCGCGAATGCGTGATCCGACAGGTCTAGATCGGTCAACAGGTACTCGAACGCTCCGCCAGGTGGAAACGGGGTAATCGCCTCGCTCATCAGGCCAGCCTGCACGCTACTGATCAGCGGTACACGACGCGTGCCGACATTCGCCGGGGCAACGTTGCCAATGGGTGAGTCCGCAACACCGGGGATGGGGATTGCGTGCTTTGTGATACGCGCGATCTCAAGAATCTGGCCAAAGCTTGGCTCGTGACGGCCGTTTTCCCACGCGGACACGTTGCCGCGCGTCTTGCCCAATCGCTCCGCGAGTTCGTCCTGCTTGAGGCCGGCAGCTTCGCGGCTCGCCTTTATCCATTCACCGATGTCCATGCGCTCAATGGTAAGAAAATCTTGCGCGCCGATGGCTATATTTTCTATCGAACGAATGTTAGAATTTCTATCATTGCGTTGGTGATGGAAGCTAATGGACAACATCGTGGAGCACCCCTTGGATCGGGCCGCCAAAGCGGCCGGGCTGACTATGCAGTCGCTTGCGGATCGCCTTGGCGTTACTCGAGCTGCGGTCCAGCAGTGGAAACAGGCCGGCCGGAGAGTACCGGCCGAACACTGTCCGCCCATTGAGCAGCTTTGCCGTGGTGCCGTGCGATGTGAAGAACTGAACGGCCGAGTCGATTGGGCCTTCGTCCGTCAATCCGGGCCATCGTCAAGCGCAACTCAAGTCTGCAACAGCTAACGGTGCGGTTTCGATCGCATATCTCGAATCCTAGTGACGTTTTATACGTCACGACAGGATGAAACTTTCCGATCTCAAACGTTATGACGTGCCGATACGACAGTACCGAATGGCTGGACGTGCTCTATACGTCCGTTCGCAACACGCCCGGCGGTGTCGCCGACGCGGCGAATCACCTCACGATCCGGCGCGGCAAGAACATCACGCCGGAATCGCTTCGTCTGCGCCTGCGTGGTGTCGGCGACAGTCGCTTGTCGATGGAGATGTTCGAGCTGCTGATCGAGTGGATGCAGGAAAAGGCAGAGGGCGAGGTGTACGCGCTCGACGCGCTGCATGCACTGAACTCGCGTTTTGGTCTGGTGGCCGAGCACGTCGACGACCACGCCGCTGACGACGTCAGCGAACCCGGCACGCTGCGTCTCGTTTCGACGGCCCTGCACCTGCAGGCGCATGTTGGTCTCGTCGCTGACGACGTGACGCGTGCGCTGGCGGATCAGCGGATCGACGATCAACACGCCGAGAAGATCATCGCGACCGGCCGCAAGGGCCAGCGTCTGTTCCAGCGTTTGATTCACGCTGCTCGCAACCTCGCCGCGCGTCGGCGTCGTCGTCATGGAGCGGTTTAAGCCCGGCATGGGGTGCTGTCGTCCCGACCGTGAGCATATCGGCCTTTGCTGCTCGCCCGAGCAGCAATTGGCATGCGCTGTCACGACGCTCGCATCCCGATTCGAATCTGCCCCCGCTGAAGCGGGGCGCTTGCTATCCGAACTGATCGCCACGTTTCCCGATTGCCTTGCTCCGCTTCTTGCGGAAGCGATCGAAGCGGGGCAGGTGCGCTTGTTCGTTGACCGAGCTGCGCGCGCATGTGCCGCGCTCGCAACCAAGGCGGAGCGTCACGCGTTCCGCGACCAGCTTACCGATCGACTCTGCGCGCTGGACCTTGCGGCGTTCGACGATTCCATGTCAGCCGAGTGGCGTCGACTGCGCGGCAAATAACCGGAGACCCCAGTGAACGTGAACGGAATCAGCAGCGCATTGCGACGCGGCGCATCGCAGTACAGCCGCTCGCCGAGCGGACGGCAGTCCTATGCGGCCGGGCGGGGAGCGTGGCGCAGCTTCTCTCACAAGGTCGCACGCGACCGCCGCCTCATCGAGCTGGATGCGGCTCGGCGTGCGAGCTAACAGGGCGCAGCTCAACGAATTGTGATTCGGCCGCGACATGCGGCCAAAGCGACTTTGACAGAGGAAATTATTGTATGGCGACACTGGACCAGATCATTCAGCAATTGCGCGCAGCGGGGCATCCCGATCTGCCCGCCGGCCATCCGGTTGTGGACGGCAAGCATCATCGGTACGGGCCGCGCAAGAAATACTGGTATCAGCTTCGCGAAGTCATCAGCAAGGGCGCGACGATCGGCTACGGCGGAACGTTCGGCCATTTCTCCGGGGACGATCCGGGCACCGAGCGATTCGAGTGGAGTGGTGCACCGTTGAGCGAGGAAGTGCTGGCGGAAACGCGTCGCCGGCAGGAAGCCGCTGACCGTGAGCAGGCCGACCGTGACGCACGTCAGGCGAAGCTCGCCGCGAACCGCGCGCGGGATCAGTGGAACCGTGCGGCAGAGGATGGCAAGTCCACCTATCTCGACCGCAAACACATCTCGGCCGAGGGCGTGCGTTTCGACGTGGACGGCACGATCTTCGTGCCGATGTATCAGTACGGCGACGACGCTCGTCTCGTCGGCCTGCAGAAGATCACGCCGGACGGCGCGAAGCGCTTCAACAAAGGCATGGAAAAGAAGGGCGCATCGTATCTGCTCGGCGAGGTCGGTGCAGACGACCAGATCGTGCTGGTCGCCGAAGGCTATGCAACCGCGCGTGCGATCCGTATGGCGATCGATGACGCGTTTGCTGTCGATATCTGCTTCGACGCGGGCGGCATCCTCCCGGCCGTGCGCTATCTGCGTGCGACGTATCCGGATGCGCACGTGCTGGTCTGCGCTGATGACGACTGGAAGATCGAGCAGCGCGTGCGCGACTGGCTTGCCGACGAGTTTGCTTTTCGAGGCGAGCTGGTGTTTGGTGCCGACCCGGTGCGGATCGAGGCGAAAAATACGTGGTACATGGTTGCCGTGTCTCGTCGTCGTGACGAAAACGGCGTGCCGTACGTCGAGGCGAGCTACGGCAACGACGTGATGCCGCTGCGCCGTAAGCGCTTCGAGAACACGGGCCTGAAGCGTGCGTATGAGGCGGCCGCGACCGTCGACGACGTCAGCGTCGTCTATCCGGTATTCGCCAATCGCGGCGAGCGCAAGCTGACCGATTTCAACGACCTGCACGTCGAAGAGGGCATCGAGGCAGTCGAGGCGCAGGTGCAAGCGGCAATCTTGCGCGTCATCGCGCCAGCGAACGAAGAGATCCGGCCGGCGACGGTCGCCATGTCGACCGCGGACGTCACGCAGACGAAGCCCGCCGCGACGTCCGCTGCCGCGAAACAGGCGGCATGGGACGGCCGTGAGGCTGAGAGCGGCGCACACACGTGGGAGCAGGATCTGTCGCGGTCGGACAAGGGCAGGCTGCTGCCGACGCTCGGGAACGTGCATCTGATCCTGTCGAACCACAAGGCGTGGCAGGGCGTGATCGAGCAGGACGACTTCGGTGGTCGTGTGATGAAGCGCAAGGCGCCGCCGTTCCCGCAGGGTGTCACGGGCGAGTGGACCGACATGGATGACCAGCGCACCGTTCTCTGGCTGTCTCAACGGTACGGCCTCGACACTCGCACCGATATCGTAATGAACGCGGTCCTCTTGGTGGCGGACGCGACCCACTTCCATGACGTGCGCGAATACCTCGAAGGGCTGAAGTGGGACGGCGTGTCGCGCGTGCGATCGATGCCGTCGACATACCTGCGCGTGGCCGACAGCGACTATGTGCAGCTCGCGTTCATGAAGTGGATGATCGCGGCCGTCGCGCGCGTGATGGAACCGGGCTGCAAGGTCGACAACGTCCTGATCCTCGAAGGCAAGCAGGGACATCGCAAATCGACGGCGCTGAAGGTGCTGGCCGGCGCACCGTGGTTCACCGATACGCCGATCCAGATCGGCAACAAAGACACATACGCGGTGCTGGCCGGGAAGTGGGTGATCGAGTTGGCGGAGCTGGACTCGTTGAACAAGGCCGACTCGTCGGCGGTAAAGAGCTTCTTCGCGACGGCCGTCGACCGGTTCCGCAACTTCTACGGCAAGCGGGCGACCGACGTCCCGCGTCAGTGCGTGTTCGCCGGCTCGGTCAACTTCGACACGTACCTGAAAGACGAATCAGGCAACCGGCGTTACTGGCCGCTGCGTGTCGGCGGTCTGGTCGACATCGACGGCATTGTGGCCGTTCGTGAGCAGCTCTGGGCGGAAGCCGTGCACCTGTATCGCTCGGGCGTCGTGTGGCACGTAGAAGAGCATGAGCGCCCGCTGTTCGAGATCGAACAGGCGGAGCGCTACGAGGGCGACGTGTACGAGGACAAGATCGCCAAGGCCCTGGAATTCGTGTCACGCACGACGATGGAAGAGATCCTCGCAGACATTCTGAAGCTCGACACGTCGAAGTGGACGCTGGCCGAGCAGCGCCGCATCGGCAAGGCGTTGAAGTCGCTCGGGTGGGTACGCAAGCGCGAGTCGACCGGATCGCGCGGTTGGTACTACGTGAAGGAAGAGCAAGCGCCGGAGGCAGAACGCGAACTGGTTGCAGCGGGTGATGACGACAGTCCGCTGTGATCGTGTGGCGCGCCATGGGATCAGTCACGGCCGGCCATTGGGTACGTCATGGCCGGCCGTGACGTCCCGTGTCCCAACGTCCCAAGGCGTTGCCTCGTGTGCGGGTGCGCAGCGCGACATGCGCGACGTGAGCGGCGCATGTCGCGCATGTCGCAGGCGCGCACCCCTGCAAGCCTTTTCCCTTGGGACATTGGGACATTAGGACGAATAGGAGAGAGTGATGATCGATTTGAAAGAGCGGGTGGGCGTTGCTATGAGCGTTCGTGGTCAGTTCACCGACCCGATTGCCGATCCTAAAGTTACTTTGGGCGCGCTCGCCTTTGCGAACGATCTCGGTAGCGCGCTGGCCCGAATCAAGGCCGGGCCGCTGCCGACGCCTGCGATGATTCGACGTGCAACGTTGCTGTTGGCGCAGATGATCCGGACGTCGGGTCGATTCAAGCGTGCGCGGTTCACGGGCCTCTCGCGCGACGAGCGTCGCGATCAACGTGCGGGGCACGCCGTCGAGCGATCGAAGGTCGACATCGTCGAGCGGTTCGCCCTGCGGCTGCTGGACGAGTGGGTGAACGATCAGTGTGTCGAGTGCGAGGGGCGCGGCGTCGTGCGTCGCGCGCGTCCCGTCGCGACGTCAACGCACGCATGTGACGTATGCGGGGGCAGCGGGAAGGTGTGTGTATCGGAGGAGCGTATCCCGTTCTTCGAAGGGCGTAACGGTCCGCTGGTCTTTCGGGAATACGAACCATGCGCCGACTGCGGCGGGATGGGGCGGATCGCTGCGTCGCCGGTTTCGGATGCGAAGGGCCGGCACATTTGCCCCAACTGTTCCGGTTCCGGCAAGCGGCAGGTCGACGACGCTGGCCGGGCGCACGCACTCGGCGTATCGCTTGACGAGTATCGGAAGAACTGGTCGTGGCGCTTTCACGACATGCTCGCGCTGTTGGATACAGTAGATGGATCGGTGTGCGACACATTGCGTCGACAATTGCGAGGATGAAACGTATTCCATTTCAAGAGCGGATCGCGTAAACTTTGCACATCCTTTACCGCGTCACTGGATACGTGAGCGACCGCACACTCGTGTCGCAACCTTCGCCCGACAGGCGTACTGAATCGCGGGAGCGCCGCGACCAACAACGATAACTGTCTGTCGGGATCCGTTGGGCGGGCGTTCGCCCTTACGAAATGAATATCGAAGCCCTGAGTGCGAAAGCCCTCAGGGCTTTTTGCATTGGAGCGCTGAAATGCGAACAAGCTCTGTAGATGGCTCGGCGGTCGCAATTGTTGGCGAGCAGATCGCGGCGGCCGTCGATGAGGCGGCTCGGAATGACCCGCATTCGTGCGGTTTTGCGGAAGGGGAAGAAGTAGACGCGCTTAGGGCGCTGTCGGCGGCACTGAGCGCGTCGGAAGATTTCAGCAGGACGGTGTCAGCCGTCTTGGGCGGCCCTCATTTGGGCGTGAAAGTCGTCGCCATCGCAATCGTCGATTGCACTTCATCGATGTAGGTTTCCCGCCATTCACGCCAGACCGGAAGGTTCTCTGCGGAGTTGGTCATTGCTTTTGCAATGCCGGCAAGGAATTCGTGTGAGTCGGGTCGTTGTGCTGCGACTGCTGATAGCAGAGTGGCGGTGAGACTCCGGTGGGCGACTAAGCGGCATTGCAGTTCGTCTAGCTTTTGCTTCGTATTCTCGTCTGTCATAGCGTGCTGGTGTTGGTTGGCCCGCAGGCATTGTCGCATAGCGTGCGGAACCGGCCGCCGGGCCGGGGCCGGGCAGGGGCGCGGCTCGATTTTGGTGCGATCTCACGGGTCTGCCTACTTTTTGAGCAGGCGGGGACCCTCCGGGCATCGCCATACGCGGGGGCTCGCACCCGCGTTTTTTCTCTACTGGCGAGTCTCCATAGGGGGTCATATTCATGCCGACTCAGCAGCAGATCGCTGACCATCTCGACCTTGACCAGTCGGCCGTTTCGAGGTTCGTCGACAAGGTCCGGCTCGATTACCGCGTGGCGTCGATCGACGAGATCCGCGTCGCGTACATCCGGCATTTGCGCGAGGTTGCGGCTGGCCGCTCCAGCGGTACGGGCATTGATCTCGTCGCCGAGCGCGCGAAGACCGAGATCGTCGATCGCGAGATCAAACTTCTGACGCTGGCGGAGAAGAAGGGGCAGCTCGTCAACGCGGCGCAGCTCGAACAGGCGTACGGCCTGATGGTCGGCGCATTTCAAACGGAGCTGCTGTCGCTGTCCGACAAGCTGGTGCAGGAGCTGCGCACGCTATACGGCGTCGAGGTGGACGTCGAATGGTTGAACGAGCACATATATGGATGCCTTGAGCAGCTTTCTGAATACGACCCAGACAGTCCACGCGGTGATTCGCCGGATCGCGACGATGCTGCGTCCGCCGGAGCGGATTGGGACGACGGACTGGGCACGCAAACATCGTCGGTTGAGCGCGAAGGGTTCGGCCAGCCCCGGCCGGTATAACCCGAACATCACGCCGTGGGTGTTCGGCATGCACGAAGCGCTGGACGATCCGACCGTGCAGAAGATCGTGTGCATGAAGTCAGCGCAGGTCGCGTGGACAGATGGCGTGCTGCTGAACTACATCGGCAAGCGGATCGACGTTGACCCGTGCCCGATGATCGTCATGTTCCCGAAAGAGAAGACGGCGAAGAAGTTCAACCTGGAGAAGTTCGAGCCGATGGTCGAGGTGACGCCTCGCCTCTCGGCGAAACTGCCGGTTCACGCGGCCCGCGACAAAAACAACTTGTGGGATCACAAGACGTTCGCGCGCGGCTTCCTGAAGTTCATCACGTCGAACGCGCCGGACGAAGTGAAGTCGACGCCTGCCCCGGTCGTTGCGGTCGAGGAGCCGGACGACGCGAATACGAACGTTCGCGAGCAGGGCGATTCGATCACGCTGCTGGAGGAACGGAACAAGAGCTATTCGGCCCGGCGACGCAAGATGATCTTGGGTGGCACGCCGACCATCGACGGCCTGTCGCGTATCCAGCAGGCTTACGCGGCATCGGATCAGCGCGTGTATCTGGTGCCGTGCCCTGATTGTGACGAGGAGCATGAGCTGGCGTGGGAGAACGTCACGTGGAGCGAGGGCGCCGAAGTCGTACATGAGGTCTACGGCCGCGCACAACCGGAGACGGCCCGTTACACCTGCCCGCATTGCGGCTCGTTGTGGGACGACGCGACGCGTATTCGCGCTGTCCGTCGTGGGCGATGGGTTGCGACGGCACCGTTTCACGGCGTTGCCGGCTTCCGCATCAACGAGCTGGTGTCGCCGTTCCCCGGCTCGAACATGGCCGAGCTGGTCAAGAAGTGGCTGACGGCCGATAAGGCGCTGCGCGAGGGCGACGATACGAAGATGCGTTCGTTCGTGAACAACTCGCAGGGTCGGGCGTACAAGTACAAGACGGATCTGCCGGAGCTGGACGTGCTCGCGCAACGTGCGCTGCCGTACGCGGAGCTGACGGTGCCGCTCGGCGGTCTGCTGTTGACGCTCGGCGTCGACGTGCAGCACGACCGGCTCGCGATCGTCGTGCGTGCATGGGGGCGCGGCGAGGAAAGCTGGCTCGTCTTGTGGGGCGAGATCTACGGCAACGTGACGGAGCAGCAGCAAGACCCGATGGCGGGCGGCGTATGGGGCGCGTTGACGATGTTGCTTTCGCACGCATACCGGCATGAGAACGGCTGGTTGCTGCGTGTACGTGCAACGTCGATCGATTCGTCGGACGGTGCGACGTCGGACGCGGTTTACAAGTATGTGCGCGCTGCGCAGAACGCCGGGTACAACGTCATGGCCGTCAAGGGAAGCAGCAACGTCGATGCGGAGATCTTCAGCGTGCCGAAGGCGTCGATCGACTCGACGCGCAACAACAGCAAGGCTGCGAAGTACGGGCTGCGGCCGTACATGGTCGGCGTGAGCCGCGCGAAGGATCTGATCCTCGAAAACCGACTGAAGCTCGAGGGCGACGGGCCGGGCCGGATGCACTGGTATAGCGGCGTGCGCGGCGACTACCTCCCGCAGCTCACGGCGGAGGTCAAGGTGCCGGGGCCGCGTGGCGGTAAGCGCGTGTGGAAGAAGATCAGCCCGCGCAACGAGGCATTGGACTGCGAAGGCTACGCGCTGCACGCGGCTCGTAGCGTGAAAGTGCATCTGATGACCGAGGCGCACTGGCAGGTCGAGCAGCATCGTGCATCGCAGGTCTCCCTGTTCGATGCGGTTCCGGTGCTGGAGGCGTTACCGTCGGCGCTGCCGGCTGAGGTGCTGCCCGATCCGCCGGTCGAAGAGACCGTTACAGAGACTCCGCGGCCGTCGCCGCAGGTAGCGAAACCCACCGAAACCCCGCCCCCGAGCGGGGTTTCGCGCATTCAGGGGCGTCGTGTTGGTCGCTCGACGTACCTGAAGCGGCGCTAAACGAGGGAATGGCATGGCATACACAAAACAGGACCTGCAGAACATCCAGTCTGCAATCGCGAAGGGCGAGCTGGAAGTCCAGTATGCCGACAGGCGCGTGAAATATCGCTCGATCGGCGAGCTGCGCGAGGCCCGCACCGAGATCATTCGCGACCTGAACGGCGCGGCTGGGCGTTCGTCGATCGTCCGGATTCGCCACGCCGGCAAGGGGGTGCGATGAAGGGGGGCTTTCCGTCACTTGCGCGGCGCGGATTCGTGGTGCCGACGCGGCTGAAGGCGGCGGCCTACGAGTCGGCGAGCACGACGGGCGCACGCGCGAAGTCGTGGCGTGCGTCCAGCGCGGGACCGAACGCGGCGGCGGCGCAAAACCTGCCCCTGCTGCGGTCGCGCGCTCGGGACGCGATCCGCAACGACCCATGGGCGAAGACGGCGATCGCGCGGCTCGTATCGAACACGATCGGGAATGGCATCCAAGCGCACCCGCAGCATCCGATCGATGCGGTGCGCAAGATGCAAAAGCAACTTTGGGAAGATAGCTGCGAGGAGATCGACGCGGACGATCTGTTCGACATGGCGGGCGTGCAGACGCTCGCCGCACGTGCCTTCTTCAGCGACGGCGAGGTACTGGTGCGTCGCCAGCTGCGCAGCCCGAGCGAGGGCTTGGCGGTCCCGATGCAGATCCGCCTTCTCGAAGGCGATCTGCTGCCGATGGAGAAGAACGAGATCGTTCCGGGCGGGGGCGAGATTGTCAACGGCGTTGAGTTCAACACGGACGGTCGACGCGTTGCGTATCACCTTCTGCAGCGTCATCCCGGCGAATACGGGCGCGCGTCGACGGCCAACATGCAGACCGTTCGCGTGCCGGCCGAGGAGATTGCGCACGTGTTCCTCGCGCTGCGGCCCGGCCAGGTGCGTGGTGTCCCCGAACTGTCGACCGTGCTGCTTCGGCTCAAATCGCTGGACAACTTCGATGACGCCGTACTGTTCCGGCAGGAGGTCAGCAACCTCTTTGCCGGCTTTGTCACGAAGCCGCCCGCCGAGCCGGGCCTCATGGGCGATCCGGTGACCGGCGGCGAAATGCAGTACGACGTCGACGGCTTTTCTCCGGTCGTATCGCTCGAACCGGGGAGCATGCAGGAGCTGGCCCCCGGCGAGGACGTCAAGTTCGCCGAGCCGCCGGGCGCAGGAACCGACTACGGCCCTTTCATGCGTCAGCAACTGATGGCCGCTGCGGCATCGGTCGGCATGCCGTACGAAGTAATGACTGGCGATTTGCGCGACGTGAGCGACCGAGTGCTACGCGTGATCTTGAACGAGTTCCGGCGGTCGATCGAGCAGATCCAGTGGGACGTGTTCATTCACCAGTTTTGCCGGAAGGTCTGGCGCTGGTGGGTCGACGCGTGCGCATTGTCCGGCGCGATGCCGATGCCGGACTACTACCGACGCCGTCGCGACTATCTGCGGGTGCGGTGGGTGCCGCAGGGCTGGCCGTATATCCACCCGGTGCAGGACGTCACGGCGAAGCGGATGGAGATCCGCTCCGGGCTGGCGAGCAGGACAGGTGCGGTGCTTTCGCGTGGTGATGATCCGGAGCAGGTCGACCGGGAGAACGCGGACGATCTCGCGCGTGAGCGCCGGCTCGGGATTCGATATGACACGCTCGATCCGGTCGACGGGGCGGGCGATCTTTCTAATGGGGATGGCGAATGAAAGGGAAGAAGCGGTGGTGGGACATCCGTGCGCAGGCGAACGCGGACGGCGGCAAGGCGGTCGAGATCCAGATCTATGGCGACATCGGATTCTGGGGCACCGACGCTGATCTGTTTGCCGCGAAGCTCGACGAGGTCGCGGCAACCGCGACATCGATCGTCGTTGCGATCAACTCGATGGGCGGCGACGTGTTCGACGCGTTCACGATCTACAACGCGCTGCGTCGGCATGGCGGCAAGGTGACGGGGCGTGTCGATGGCGTTGCCGCGTCGGCAGCGTCGCTGATCCTGATGGCATGCGACACGATCGAGATGCCGTCGAACGCGATGCTGATGATCCACAACCCGCATACGGTCGCGGCCGGCGAGGCTGGGGATCTGCGCAAGCTCGCGGATCTGCTCGATAGCACGTCCGACAACATGCTGGCAGCCTATGTCGAGCGCAGCGGCCGGACCGAGGATGAGGTCCGCGCGATCATGGATGCGGAGACCTGGCTCACGGCCGCACAAGCGAAAGAGCAAGGATTCTGCGACGCGATTGCCGATCCGATCCGCATCGCCGCATACGCGGGCGCTGCGCGGCTCGCTGCACGCTTCACAGCCGTGCCGGCCGAGATCCGCGCGGTGCTGGAGGACGACGGCGAGGTGCCGCCGTCCAATCCGCAACCGAATCCGCCGGCCGATCCCGCGCCGCAGCCGCCGGTCGCGCCGGACGTCACGGCGCTGGCGTCGCACGTGTTCGCGGCATGTCGTGATGCGCGTATCGAGCACTGCGCCGAAGGCATTGTGCTGGCGACCGGCCTGCGGGATCGCGCGAGCGTCGACGCCGCGATCCGCAACGCGCAGGACATCGCCGGTATCTGTCTGGCCGCGAGCCTGACCGAGCTGACGGCCGGTTTCGTCTCGGATGGCCTGTCGCCCGATCAGGTGCGCGCGCGGCTGTTCGAGCGCGTGACGGCGTCGCAGAAACCGATCAACCATCGTGCTGCCCCGGTTGCGTCGCAAGACGTGCCCGTGGTCGCGAATGCGCCGCGTGCGGCGTCCATCTACGCGGCTCGCAAGAGCGGCAAGTAACTTTGACGTAACCCGAGGAGGGGAAACACATGTCGAACTGGAAGGTACAGGCAAATCTCCCGGCCGAATTTCTCGTGTCGGAGGGTAACGGGCAGATCTCGCGTGAGCGGATCGTCGTGAAGGCCGGTGCGGCGTTGCCGTCTGGCCAAGTGCTCGGTGTGACGAGTACCGGCGAATATGCGCCGTACGACAACAAGGCGAACGACGGTTCCGAAGTCGCGGCCGCAGTGCTCTATGCGCCGCTGGCCGCGTCCGAAGCGCCGCGTCCGGCGACGGGGATCGTCCGGCTCGCGGAGGTCGCTGGCGGGCTGCTCACGGGACTCGATGCAGCGGGGCGCGGGGATCTCGGCGAGCGACACGTTATCGTACGCTGATCGCATCACACGCCATTCAAGGCCACGCAGACCGCGTGGCCTTTTTTGTATCCATTTTCATGTCGGAGGTTGTATGGCGGATATCGCCCTGTTTCAAGACGACGCGTTCTCGCTGTCGTCCCTGAGTGCTGCGATCAACGAGCAGCCGTATGTTCCCGGCCGGATCGGCTCCCTCGGTCTGTTCGAAGAGGACGGCATCACGACGACGACGATCCAGATCGAGCGCGACGGCGACACGCTCGCACTCGTTGCGGCGGGTGAGCGCGGCTCGCCGGCCGCCGTTGTCGGTGGCAGCAAACGCAGCATGATCCCGATCAACGCGGTTCACCTGCCGCAGCGTGCAGTGATCAAGGCGGACGAGATCCAGAATCTGCGCGCGTTCGGTTCGGAGACCGAGCTGGAAGCGCTGCAGACCGTCGTGAATCGCCGCCTCGCGAAGATGCGCCGCCAGCTCGACGCGACACACGAATTCCATCGTATCGGCGCGATCAAGGGCGCGGTGCTGGATGCGGATGGCAAGCGCGTGCTGATCGACCTGTGGAAGTACTTCGACATCGAACAGACGGTGATTCCGTTCGAGCTGGCTAAGGCCGATACGGAGCTTCGCACGAAGTGTATCGAGGTGCAGGACGCGATCGAAGATGCGCTTGGCGCGACGACGTACACGGGCGTGCGCGTGCTCTGCGGCCGCGCATTCTGGAACAAGCTGATCAGCGCGAAATCGGTCAAGGAGACGTATCTGGCGTCCGTGATGGCGGCGCAGTTGCGTGGCGACGCGCGCGAGGCGTTCGACTTCGGCGGGTGCACGTTTGAGCGTTATCGCGGCCGCGTCGGCGACATCGGCTATGTGGCCGACGACGAGGCGCATGCGATCCCGGAGGGTGTTCCGGACCTGTTCATCTCGCGCTTTGCGCCGGCCGACTATGTCGAGTCGGTCAACACGACCGGCATCCCGTACTACGCGAAACAGGAGCTGATGGACTTCGGCAAGGGCGTCGAGATCGAGGCGCAGTCGAACCCGATCCACCTGTGCACGCGCCCGAAGGCGCTGATCAAGCTGAAGGCGTGACATGGCGTTTCGGGATCTGATGTCCGATGTCGACACGGCCGTGAAGCGCGATCTGTCGGACGAGGTGAAGATCGACGGCAAACCGCTGCAGGGCATGTTCAAGGCGCCGTGGCTCGGCCCGGATCTCGGAACGCAACGCACGCAGCTCGTTGCGCCGATCCTCGATATCACCGACGACGATGCGGCCCGGGTGCGCGAAGGCAGCATCGTCGAAGCGGGTGGCGAGCGTTTCCGTGTGTTCGAGATGCACCCGACAGGCACAGGCTGGACGATCCTGATTCTGAGGTGACGATGGATCTGCTGAGAATCGAGATCGACGTGAAGAATGCGCTCGAAGCGCTCGCGGGCCTGCCGCCTGCAGCAATGCAGGCGGCATGGCGTCGGACGCTGCGCAAGACGGGGGCGTGGATCAGGAGCCAGACCGCGAAGGAGGTCGGCACCGCGACGGGCATCCAGCAGAAGCTGCTGCGGCAGCGCATGTACTTCTTCATGCGGTCGGCCGATACCGGGAAGGTGTGGCTTGGATTGAATCCAATCGAGGCGCACCGGCTCGGTGCGATCCGGCGCACGAAGAAGGGCATCCGCGCTGGCAAATCGCTGTTCGAGGGTGCGTGGCGCAAGACTACGCGCCAGCCGGACGGGCCGATCTACCGCCGGACCGGGAAGGCGCGAACGCCGTTCGAGGTCGTGACGGTCGAGTGGTCACAGACGGGTGATCCTGCGTTTCGACGTGCTGCCCGCGCATGCGAAGCGCGACTGATGACGGTGCTGCGGCAAGAGGTCAACTATGAACTGCAAAAGGCGATGAACCGTGCTCGATAACCTCAAACAACTGCACGACGGCATCGAGGCCGGCCTGCGCGAGCGGCTGCCGGATCTGGAACGTATCCACGCGTATCCGAAGATCGGTAAGGCGATCGACACACCGTTCGTTGCGATCGAGCTGTCGGAGCTGGAGCCGGGGCACGATGACGGCACGGGGCGTGTGCCGCTGGTTGCGCGTATGCAGGCCCGCGTGATCGTCGACCCGTTGGTCGAGGATGCCGACGTCCAGGTGCGCGAGCTGTCCGCGCGCGTGCTGCAAAAAGTGCACGGGGCAACGTGGGGGTTGCCCGTCACGCCCGGCAAGCAGGTCGGGTCTGCCGGTGAAGATCCGTTTCGGCCAGAGCTGGACACGTATCTCGTCTGGGTCGTCGAGTGGGTGCACGAATTCGACCTGGGCGACGCGTACGAGCCGCCGACGAAGGGCCGCGCGGTGTTGTGGGGTGTCGATCCGGAGACAGGGCCGGGGCACGAAGGCCGCTACTGGAATCCGGCGGATCACAGTGGAGGATGACGTGTGAGCGACTTCGAGCTTGGCGAAATGGATCGCCGCATGGCGTGCCTGACGCAATCGGCCATCGTCGAGGCGGTCACGTACGATCCGCCGCGCGTGAAGGTCCGCATTGGCGATTGGGTGAGCGACTGGCTGAAGTGGCAGGCCGGTGCTGCTGGCAAGGTTCGGCAGTGGCGTCCGCCGTCCGTCGACGAAGAGGTTGCGCTATGGGCACCTTCCGGGGATCTGGCGGGCGCGTTTGTTGCGCCCGGTTACTACACGGCGCAGCACGGCGGGGCCGGTCGGTCGAGTCCAGACGAGACCGCGACCGACTTCCCGGATGGCGCATTCGAGCAGTACAACCATGCGAGCCATGAATACGTGCTGTCGGTACCGGCCGGCGGTCGGATCGTGTTTCGCATCGGCGGCACTGAGTTCGAGCTGAAGGCGGACGGTGCGACGCTGCGCAGCGCGAAGCTACTGGCGGACATTCCGGACTCGACGTTCACGGGCAACACGACGACCGAGCAACTGCTGACGTTCAACGGTGGCATGCGGGGCAAGGCGGGCGAGGGCGGAGGTGTCGCGATGAAGATCGCGGGCGGTGCTGAATATCGCGACGACGTCGTCGCGGGCGGAAAGTCGCTCATCAAGCATCAGCACCGCGAGCAAGGCGACGGCGAGCTGGTCAGCTCGCCAGTGTGAACCTATCAAAGTAACTTTGGACCCCGCCCTGTGCGGGGTTTTTCGTTTGTGGGGGTGTTTATGACGAAAGACGCACAGCAAGGCGGGGCAGCAGCACCCGTGACATTCATCGATACCGAGTTTCGCAGTCGCGTGATCGTGTTTCCGGACGGTTCGTACGTTGCCGTGCTGGCCGGCAAAACGGAGGTAACCGAGCCTGAGCATATCGCGTATCTCGAATCGCGCGAGTGCTTCAAGCGCATCCCGACGAAGGCGCAGTGATGGTCGCGCTGGTCGGTATGTGTCGCCGTACGGGCCGACTGATCGGCGGACTCGATCATCTCGTGCAGAGCATCGCGGACATTCTCAGCACGCGCAAGGGAACCCGCCGCGAGCGGCCCGACTACGGTTCCGATCTCCCGGCGATGGTCGACCTACCCGTGACGCGCGGGTGGATATCGGCCGCACAGGCCGAAGCCGCGCGCGCGATCGGGCGATGGGAGCCGCGTATCGCGCTGGATCGTGTGAACGCGCTGTCTGTCGTGGACGGCAAAGTAACTTTTCGAATCGTCGGCCGCTACAGCGGCGATGACGTTGTATTCGAGGTGACGATATGACAGTGATCGATCTGTCGACGCTTGATCCGCCGGATCTCGTCGAAACGCTCGACTTCGAAGAGCTGTACCAGCGCAAGCTGGAGCACTTCAAGCGCATCTATCCGGATTGGACGGCCGCGCTTGAATCCGATCCGGTCGTCAAGCTGCTGGAGCTGGCCGCGTATGAGGACGTCCGGTTTCGCGCTCGCGTGAACGATGCGGGGCGTGCCGTGCTGCTGGCGTACGCGACGGGGGCGGATCTCGAACACCTTGCGGCGCTCTGGAACCTAAAGAAGGAGATCGTGGACCCCGGCGATCCGGAGGCGCATCCGCCGATTCCGGTCACGTACGAGCGCGACGAGCGGCTGCGGTTGCGCACGCAGATGGGGATCGAGCGCGCGTCGACGGCCGGTCCGTTTGGCGCGTATCGGTCGCTCGCGATGGACGCGTCGGCGGATGTCGCCGACGTGCGTGTCGATCGGCCGGAGCCGGGCGTGGTGCGCGTCGTGGTGAAGTCGTCGACGAACGGCGGTGTTGCGAGCGCTGCGTTACTCGACACGGTCCGCCGAGCGCTGTCCCCGGAAGATCGTCGGCCGCTCAACGACAGTCTGCTTGTTGTGCCGGGCCGGCCGGTCGAGTACGCGATCGTCGCGGACGTGTATATCGGGCGCGGACCCGATCCGGGCGTCGTGCTTGCCGCGCGACGGCAGGATCTCGATATCGCGATTGCAGCCGGTGAAGCGCTGCGGGTCGGCATGCCCCGGTCGGCCGTAACAGGGGCGCTGCATCCGAAAGCGTCGGGTGTTGTGCGCGTTGATCTGAAGTCCCCTGCGGCTGATGTCGTATGCGCGATCGACGAGTTCGCGCGGTGCACATCGATCGTGCTGAATCCGAAGGTGAACGATGACGACTGAAGCGCTGTTGCCGACGAACCAGACGAGTTTAGAGGCGGCGCTCGCGCAGGTAATGCGGCCAACAGTTGACCCTGATGTGATTCGTACGCTGTGGGATGCGGATCGCTGTCCCGCCGCATTTCTGCCGTGGTTGGCGTGGTCGCTCGCGGTCGACGGGTGGGAGCTGGCTGAATCTGAAGACGCCCGACGCGAGCTGATCAAGTCGTCGCTGGCGATCTATCAGAAGAAGGGCACGCCGTGGGCGATCCGCGAGATCGTTCGCCGCCTCGGGTTTGGCGAGATCGACATTCAGGAGGGGCGGCAGATCAAGCGGCGCGACGGCTCGGCGAAGCGCGACGGTCGACATCTGCGTGGTGGGTCGACTGCGTGGGCCGAGTACATCGTGAAGTTACGGCGACCGGTGACGCGAGATCAGGGCGAAAACCTGAAGCGGGCGATTGAGCGTTACGCGCCGGCTCGTAGCCGGCTCGCTTGGCTCGATTTTTCTGAGGTTGCGATCCGACACAACGGCGTCGCGACGCGCAATGGTCAATTTACGCGAGGGGTGATCGGCACATGGCCAATCTGAAAGAAGAAAGTAAGTGGGAGGACGGGGTCTACCAGTTCGAGACGTCGGACCCCGTGCAGGGCGGTCCCGATGGGATCGACAACGTGCCGACAAAGCAACTTGCTAACCGGACGCGCTATCTGAAAGACCGAGCTGATGCAGCGGACAAGCGCGTCGATGTCATAGGTAACGACAAGATTGCGAAGACCGGTGACACGATGAAGGGGAAGCTTCTCGGCAAACCGGGCGAGATCACACCGAATAACGCGAACAACGCTGGTTTCGCGTTCGATGGTGATCCGGACAGCGGCATGTTCTCCCCGGCTGATGGCGTCGTACAGGTCGGCGCAAATGGCGTTGCCGCGATCGAAGTGAGGGCTGGTAGCGCGGTCGTGGTTAAGCGGTCAGCGACGGTCGACGGTAACCTTGACGTGAACGGTATGCTGTCGGTCAATCGCGGCGTCGACGAAGGACGACTGGGTCTCGGAAAAAACAACGGCTACTTCTACGCGAATGTAAAGGCGTGGGGCTTCTATTCTCCTGACTCGGGTCATGTCGAGTTCGCGTTTGCTGATCGTGTGCTTCGAATTGACGGTAAAGCAGTATGGCATGCAGGTAATGTTGATCCGCTCGACAGATCGCGCGGTGGCCGAGTCGATGCAGACATCAGCGCGAAGTCGCTCACGATTGACGCGGGTGCGACCGCATTTGCGACGCTCTATTTTGGTGATGGCGGGAAGCGTCGCTGGACAATATATAAAGGCGATGGCGCAGCTGGAAATTTGATGGTGTCTGCTTGGAGCGATGACGGCGCAACGCAAACGACGGCGCTATCGCTCGATCGTGCGTCACGAATGCTGCGTCTTTTCGGGCGGATGGTGATCGGCAACGGCGCGGACGATGGCACAAGCGCGTTGCAGGTTGGAGGTGATATCGCGCTTACGGGTGGAACCGTAAAAATCGCAGGAGGCGTAGTTTGGCATTCGGTCAATTTGACGCCGCTCGATCTGAACAATGGCGGGACACTCAAAGGTCCATTGTGGCTGGCCCCGAGTGCCCGGATCTATCTGTCGGAGGGCACGCCGCAGAATCCGTCGCTGACGTTCGACAAAGACGGAGCGCCGGATACGGGTCTTTACCACATCACTGACGGCGCGTTCGGCGTCACCTGTAACGGGGTCGTGACGGCACGCTTCACGGCCGATAAAGGCACGATCTTCGATCGTCCGGTGCAAGTTCCGACGGTTGCCATTGGCGATCGATCGAATAACGCCGCATCGACGGCGTACGTCGTCGACGCGATCGCGTCGGCGTCGATTGGCCAGATCATTTTCGAAGTGCGGTCGAGCGTGCGCGCAGGCTGCCTGAAGCTCGACGGCACTCTGCTGAATCGAGCCGACTACCCCAGCTATGGGCATACGCGCAAGCGAGTGGAGCGCTCGCGACGGAAAAGGACTGGGCTGCAGGCTGGTGGGGATGCTTCTCTACCGGTGACGGAGCAACAACATTCCGCATTCCGGAGTTTCGCGGCGAAGGCATTCGATGTGCCGACGGCGGGCGAGGTGTGGATTCCGGTCGCGGCGTCGGTTCTTGGCAGGATAGCCAGAACCGATCGCACGGCCACAGCGCCACCGCCGGCGCAGTCGGTGACCATGTGCATTCGGCGTGGACAGATGCGCAAGGCACACACAGTCATCCGGTGAATGAACAGCCGCATTCGCACAACGCAAGCAATGGGTCGCTATTTCTTTCCGGCGGTGTTGGCACCGCTGCGCATCTCGCCGTTGATCAAAATGCCAATAACTGGATTTCTGGTCAGTCTACCAATGCCGTAAAAACGGGAGTCAGCGTCGGGGACAGCGGAGCGCACGGCCACAACGTTGGCATTGGAGGGGCCGGCGGTCACTCGCACCCGATCAGTGTGGCGGCCGACGGGGGAGCGGAAGCACGCATGCGCAATATCGCCGTGCTCGCCATGATCCGCGCATATTAATTCTTGAGGTAACGCATGCTCTGCAACCAGTACGACAGTTTGACCGGACAGTACATCGTGAGCTTTCTTGAGCAATGAATGACTTCTTTGCCCGGCTGGAAAAAGCCCGTCAGCAGAATCGCGGGAAGTCGGATGCGCGGATGACGGGGCGACTGTCGGATCTTGACGAAGCGACGTTCGATGCGTGGGCCGACTATCAGGTCGCGCTGGCGAACGTCGTCGAGTCACCGACGTTCCCGGCGCAGATTGTGTGGCCGGCCGAACCTTATTCGGCTGCGATTCTCGCGAAGGTCGAGGCGCAGCGAGCGGAGAAAGCGGCTCGCGAAGCTGAGGAGATCGCGCAACGCACGGCAGCAGAGAAGCAGGCCGAAGAGGATCGCGTCGCGGCCGAGGCCGAAATGCAGCGTCGAGCTGAAGGCTCGACCCCGTCCGACGCCGTCGTCGATTCGAAGGAGTCGAAGGTATCCGATAAGCCCGCCAAAAAGTAACTTTGCCGGCGCCGCATGTGTTGCCGGCGTCCTTTCGTTTCAAGCCGCTCCGATGAGCGGCTTTTTTTATCTCCGGAGATCCGCATGGCAGCGACTTCCTTTTTTCACGGCATCACGACGACCATCGTCGACAGCGGCCCCCGTACGATCGCGGTGCCGTCGTCGTCGGTGGTTGGTATGACCGACACCTACACGCCCGGTCCTGATCTGGCGCAGCCGAATGTGCCGGTGCAACTGACGAGCTACGGCGAGGCGGTGCGCGCGTTCGGTGAGAACAGCGCAATCGCGCGGGCGGCCCGTGCAATTTACGCGCAGAGCAGCGCAGTTGTGATCGCGGTGGGTGTGCCGGCAGCGGCCGACGCGGCGCAGCTCACGTCGGCGATCATCGGTGGCGTATCGGCCGGCGGTGCACGCACTGGTATGCAGGCGCTGCTCGACGCGAAGTCGCGCTTCAATGCGCAACCGCGGCTGCTGATCGCACCTGGGCACTCGTCGAAGCAACCTGTCGCGACGGCCGCCGACTCGCTTGCCGGCAAGCTGCGCGCGATGGCCGTGATCGACGGCCCGAACGTCGACGACGAGGCGGCGATCGCCTACGCGAAGAATTTCGGCAGCAAGCGTCTGTACATGGTCGACCCCGGCGCGAAGGCTTGGGACAACGCGACGAACGGCGAGATCGCTCTGCCGGCGTCGACGTACGCGGCCGGCCTGTTCTGTCAGACCGACGCGAAGATCGGCTTCTGGGCGTCGCCGTCGAACAAGGAGATCGTCGAGATCACGGGCACGGGCCGGCCGATCGAATACCTCGACGGCGACGAGACGTGTCGCGCGAACCTGCTCAACAACGCGAACATCACGACGATTATTCGTGACGGCGGGTTCCGCCTGTGGGGAAACCGCACGCTGTCGGCCGATCCGAAATGGAAGTTTGTCACGCGCGTGCGCACGCTCGACATCGTCATGGATGCCGTGCAGGCCGGCCACAAGTGGGCGGTCGATCGCGGCATCACGGCGACGTACGTCAGCGACGTGACCGAAGGGCTGCAGGCGTTCATGCGTGATCTGAAGCGTCAGGGCGCAGTGATCAACTTCGAGGTCTATCCGGACCCGCTGCTGAACACGGCGAGCCAGCTCGAAGACGGCAAGGTGTACTGGAACATCCGATTCACGGATGTCCCGCCGGCCGAAAACCCGATTTTCCGCTTCGAGGTCACGAACCAGTGGCTGACCGAAGTGCTCGACAACCAGATCTAAGGGGCCGCGATGATTCCGGAAACTCTGTACAACTGCAATACTTTCGTCGATGGCCGTAGTTACGCGGGGCGTGCGACGAGCATGACGCCGCCGAAGCTGAAGATCAAGACGGACGACCACCGTGCGGGCGGCATGGACGCTACGGTCAAGATCGATCAGGGGATGGAAGCGCTCGATGCGTCGTTCGCCATGTCGACGATGGAATACGAGGTGCTGCGCTTCTTCGGGCTGGTCGACGAGAACGCATTCAATGGTGTATTCCGCGCAGGCTTCAAGGATCGCAGCGGCAAGACGAAGGCGGTCGCCGTGTACATGCGCGGCATGCTGTATGAGGTCGATCCGGGCGACTGGAAGCCGGGTGATAAGGTCGACGCGAAGTTCAGCGTGTCGTGCGACTACTACAAGCTGGAAGTCGCTGGGGCAATCGTGCACGAGATCGATATTCTCGCGTGCAAGCGTGTGATCAACGGCGTTGATCAACTTGCCGAAGTTCGTAAGGGACTCGGCATGTAAGTGCCTCGCGTTCGTCATTCGACGGACATGCAGCAAAGCTACTTTGTTCAATCAATGGCGAGCCGACAGCTCGCCATTTCTCTTTTGAGGAACCGCAATGGAAAAGGTCACGATCAAGCTCGACTATCCGATCGATCTCAATGGCGTGCAATGCGACACGTTCACGATGCGCCGGCCGAAGGTACGCGACATGCGCGGTGCGCAAAAGCTCGCGCCGAACGATGCGGAGGAGCAGGAGCTGATCCTGTTCGCGTCGCTCGCCGAAGTCGCACCGAGCGATCTCGATGCGATGGATATGGCCGATTACGAGCGCGTGCAGGACGCCTACTACTCCTTTCGACCCGTACGCAAAGCTGGAACGCAAAACGCTAAAGGGGCTGGCGAATCGGCTGGTGCGTGAATACGGCATGTCGCCGACGTCAATCGACGAGATGACGATCGACGACATGCTCTGGTGGCTGACGGATTGAGGGGGCCGGGATGGCGAAAGACTTAGCGCTTGGCATCGTGATCGGCGGGGCCGTGTCGGCGACGTTCGGGAAGGCAATCACCGACACGTCGTCGAAGATCGACGCGATGAAGAAGCGGGCGAACGACTCGCGGCTCTGGCAGCGCCAGATCGGCGAGACGATGCGCCTGCAGGATGAGTTCCGCCGGCTGCACCTGGCGGGCGATAGCGCGGCGGATGGCATCCGCCGCAAGCTCGACAGCAATTTGAAATCGCTGCGAGATGCAGGCATCGAGGTCGCGCGGCTCGATCGCGCGTATGCGCAGCTTGGCCGGACGGCTCGGGGGCTGGATCTGAAGGCGTCCGGCCATGAGCGGCTGGCAGCCGGGCAAGAGGCCGGGCGTGGCGTGATCGGGGACGCGATGAAGCTGACGGCAGCGGTCGCGGTGCCGGCGACGATCTCGGCGAACTATCAGGCGATCATTCGCGACATCGCGATCAAGGCCGGTATCGCGCGCACGCAGGAAGAGGCCGCGATGAGCGCGCGTATTCGGCGCGACGCCGGGGCGAACGGCATCGGTCGCAACGAGCTGGCGGACGCCGTGAACCAGATGGTTGCGGGCGGCATGGATCTGGACCGGGCGCTCAACTTCGCGCCGCTGGTCGCGAAGTTCTCGATCGGCCAAGGGGCGACGACGGTCGAGACCGCGAAGATGATCCAGGCGCTGCAGCAAAACGCGGAGATCGTCGACCCGCGCCAGATGGCGAAGGCGCTCGAAGCAATCGCGTATCTCGGCAAGGAAGGGTCGTTCGAGTCCGTCGACATGGCGCGGTGGTTCCCGGTGCTGCTCGCGGAGATGAAGAAGATCGGCATCACGGGGCAGGACTCGGTGACGCAGCTCGGGGCGATGCTCCAGGTGCAGATGAAGACGGCGGGCAGCTCGGACGAGGCGGCGAACAACCTCAAAAGCTGGTTCTCGAAGATCGGCTCAGGCGAGACCGAACGCAACTATGCGAAAGCCGGCGTCGACTATCAGGCCAAGATGCGCGAGGCGATCGGCAAGGGCTGGTCGACGCTGGAGGCGTCATTCGTGCTTGCCCGCGCGTACATCGAGCGTGTCGACCCGGCCAAGGCGAAGCAACTCGCGGCAGCGGCGAAGCAGTTCAATTCGGAGATGGACCCGGCCAAGCGTCAGACGCAGATGGCCGCGTTCGCCGAGACGATGAAGACCGGCGATCTGTTCAACGACATGCAGGTCAAGGCGGCGCTGACGGCCTATATGCAGAACGCCGAGCTGTATTCGAGCCTGAAACGAAACGCGCAGCAGGCGAGCGGCGAAATCCAGAAGGATCTGGAGGCGCGTCGCGAGACATCCAAACAGGTCTGGAGCGAGGTCGGGCAGCAATGGGACGACGCGATGCGCAGTATCGGCGACGCGCTGCGTCCGATCACGGATCGCGTTGGCGAGGCGGCGAAGGGGGCCGGGAGCAGTATCCAGTCCGCAGCGGATAGCGCTCCGAAGGCGACGGCTGCTGTCGTCGGCATTGCCGGCACGGTGCTCGCGGTGCGCGGAGCAAAGGCACTTTGGGGCATCGGGCGCGGCTTGTTCGATATCGCGCGCGGCACGCTGCTGGCGCGTGGTGGCCGAGGGGCGGCAGGACGCAAGGGGGCTGCGGGTGGGGCTGTTGGGCGTGCGTTGGACGCGCTCGGCGGGGCCGCCGGTGCAGCCGGTGGCGTGCAGCGCGTGTTCGTCGTGAACATGCCCGGCGGTGGCGTCGATGGTGGTGGGCTTGGTGATCTTGCTGGTGGTGGGCGTGCCGGTCGAGCCGCGCGTCGTGCCGCAGCTCGGGCGGGGCGAATCGGAAGGATCGGGCGGATCTTCAACGCGGGACGTGCTTTGTTCGGTCGAGTTGCGCCGTGGGCGGGGAAGCTGGCCGTGGCGGGGACCGTGCTGAAGTTTGGTCTGGCGGCTCGCGAAGCGTACGCCGTCGCGTCGAGCACGGATACGAACGAGAAAAAGGCGACTCGCTTTGCGGGTATCGCCGGCAGTCTCGCGGGTGGCGTGATCGGCGCGAAGGTTGGGGCAACGATCGGGGCGCTCGGCGGGCCGATCGGATCGGCCGTCGTCGGCGTGCTTGGCGGGGCACTCGGGACGTTCGTCGGCGACAAGGCATTGAGCGCCCTCGCGAGCAAGTTCCTGAACCACAAGCCTGACGAGACGCCCGCGAGCGCCGAAGCGGTCGCCAATGCAGCGAAGGCCGCAGAGACTCCGGCGGCAGATGCTCGCTTCGGGCCGCGTATCGATCAGCAGAACACGTTCGCGCCGGTGTTCAACGTGAAGATCGAAGCGAACGATACCGAGATGGCCAACAAATTCCTCACGCAGGTCAGTCCGCAGTTGACGCGGATGATGGAGGCGCAGCAGCGCAAGGCGAACAGTCGGACGGCGATGTTCGACGCGCCGCATCTGTAAGGGAGGTGCTATGGACGTGATTCGACAGATCACGGGGGCGGCGACGCAGGCGGGGATCGCGACGGAGCGCGTGCGGCAGATGGTCCGCATATTCGATCGGAACCGCGCGGCGAGCATGGCGACCATCGACGTGCTGCAGCGTCTTGCGACCGGCAACCTGAGCAGCGCAGCCGAGCTGCTGACGGGCGCGACGAGCGCGCTGTCGGTGGCGTCGGATCTGTTTCCACAGGTCGGTGCTGTCCTGCGCAGCTTCAACGCGACGCAGGCGTCGATCGGCTCGATTCTGAAGGCCGTCGACGGCTCGAATTTCCCCCTTGTGCGGGCTGCCGCCGACAGCGTCAAGTCTGCATTGGGCGGGGCATGGAATCAGTTCAACGCGGCAGTCGGCCTGAAGGATTCGGCGGTGCTCGACGTGATCAAGTCGACCGGTGTCGGTTCGATGCTGTCGGGGCTGGTCGACGGTGCGTCGTCGAGCACGCCGCACCTGATGACGATGACGACCGATGCCGGCGACGCGTTCCACTTCAACCTGTCGACGGCCGCTCACGACAAGCTGCGGCGGGCGACGCGGTATCGCGTCGCGTCGCAGGAACGCCTGAATCGCCAGGAAGCGCTGCAGCCCGTCAGCGAAGGGGGCGAGACGATCACGCTGTCGGGTGTCGTATTTCCGGCGCTCGGGGCCGGCACGAAGCAGATCACTCGGCTGCGAGCGATCGGCGGCCGGATGAAGCCCGTGCAGCTCACGACCGGCGATGGCGAAGTGCTCGGTCGCTGGCTGTTGCAGGCGATCGAGGAGGAGCAGGACGCGTTGCTCGCCGATGGCATGCCGCGCAAACAAACATTCTCGGTGGAGTTCGGCCGCTATGGCGAAGACTTTAAGAACGTCTGACGGTGACGTGCTCGACACGCTCTGTTACCGCTTCTACGGAACGCTGCAGGGTACCGTAGAGGCTGTCTACGACGCGAATCCGGGGCTGGCGAGTCGACCGCAGCCATTCCCGTCCGGCGTCGAGATCCTGATGCCGGATCTCGATGCGCCGCGTGTTGAATCGGTCCAGCTCTGGACATAGTGAGGTGCGATGGAAGCGATCTTTCAGGTCGTCGCGAACGGCTCGGACGTGACGAAGGTCATTCAGGATCGCGTGCTCGAGATCCGGGCGATCGACAAACCCGGCCTGGACGCGGATGAATGCACGATCACGCTCGACGATCGCGACGGCCGCATCGAGTTTCCGCCGAAGGGCGCGACGTTGAAGGTGTCGATCGGATGGGAGGGGCAGGGGCTGTCGATGCTTGGTGAGTATGCCGTCGATGAGGTCGGGGTGCGCGGGCCGCCGGCCAGCGTCGTAATCAAGGGCAAGCCGGCGAACATGCGCACGACGTCGAAAACGCAGCGATACGGGAGCTGGTCGAACGCGAAGCTGGCCGACATCGTCGGCGACATCGCGCGTCGTAACAAGTGGTCGGCCGCGTGCGACGTCGACGTCGTCGTGCCGCGTATCGACCAGTTCGGCGAGAGCGATCTGCACTTCATCACGCGCGTGGCTCGCCAGTACGGTGCGACGGCAACTGTCAAGGCCGGCAAGCTGATCGTGCTGCCTCGGGGCGCTGGCAAGAGCGCGAGCGGCAAGCCGCTGCCGATCGTGACGCTCACGCCCGGCGATCTGCTCGACTATGACATCAACTTCCCGGACCGCGCGAGCTTTGCGGCCGTTCGCACGAAGGTGCACGACCGCAAGACGGGGAAGAAGATCGACCTGACGATCCCGAACCCTGATGCCCCGCCAGGTGCATCCGCGGTGCATACCGAGCGCCATACGTTCGCCAGTCCGGAAGCCGCGAAGGCCGGTGCGACGTCGCGATTGGCGACGCTCAACCGGCACACGTCGAGGAGCCGGCTGACGATGCGCGGCCGCGCAGATCTGTCGGCGGAAAAGACGATCGCGCTGAAGGGGTTCAAGACGGGTGTAGACGGCGAATTTCTGATCGAGTCGGTCGAACACACGTTCGCGTCGCGCGGGTGGATCACGGTCGTCTCATTGAACGGAGGGAACAAGGGGAAAGCGAAGGTCGGACACGGGAAGAAACCGGGCAAGAAAATCAATCTGGTAGTGCCGGCGCCGCAGTAACGCGTCACGCACTGTATTTGCAGGCCGCTCACGGGCAACCGTGGCGGCCTTTCTTTTTATCGGGCAAGGGGAACCGATGCAAGACCACGAAAAGACGATTCTGGAGCTGATCATGATGGGCGGACTGATTGGCATTGCGAAGGTGTTGGTGGGCGGTGAACAACTGACGTTTCGGCTGGTGGCCGGGCGAGCGATGTTGGGATCCGCCACGTCGATGGTGGCCGGCATCGCGCTGTTGCAGATCCCCGATCTGCCACCGATCGCGCTGCTAGGTCTCGGTAGTGCGCTCGGCATTGTGGGATCGCAGTCCCTCGAAGCGCTGCTGCGCCGTCATGCAAAACGGCTGTTTGGGGAGAAATGAGATGAAGACAATGTCGAAAATTGAGGCGTTGATCGGGCGCGAAGGCGGGTTCTCGGACGATCCGAACGATCGTGGGAACTGGTATCTCGGCAAGTGCGAGGGAACCATGTGGGGCGTGACGGCGGCGCAGGCGCGCGCGAGCGGCTATACGGGGCCGATGCAGGCGTTGCCGCGGGCGATGGCCGTAGCGATCTACGAGGCGCGCTACTGGCGAGGGCCGAGGTTTGACGAGCTCGAGGCCATCTCATCGAGGCTGGCCGAGAAGCTGTTCGACATCGGTGTGAATGCGGGGCCCGTGACGGGCGTGAAGTTCCTGCAGCGTGCGCTGAACGTGCTGAATCAGAACGAAAAGACGTTCCCGGACATCTCGACTGATGGCCGCGTTGGCCCGATGACGATCGCAGCGTTGAAGGCGTTCCTGCAGGTGCGCGGCGCAGAGGGGCATGGCGTGCTGCTGGGGATGATTGCCGCGCAGCAGTCAGTGTTCTACATCGAGCTGGCCGAGCGGCGGCCGGAGAACGAGACGTTCGAGTATGGCTGGCAGCTCAATCGAGCGTTGGGAGTATGAACTGCGGCTCCCGAAAACGCTCACCGATCTTCTTGGGACCAGGCCGATTGACAGTCGGGAAGCACGCGATAGCGGCGCCCAAAAACGTCTCTGCGATGCGGAAGCGGAATGCGACTCGTACGCGAATGAAAGACTGTTGTTTGGGTTTTGCATGGTGCTACAGGAAGGAGGGGCGCATGTAAATCGGTAAAGATCTAGTTTGTGTTCTCTCAATCTTAATATATTTTGTTTTTATTGATTCCGGCTGCGGAATAATTGGTGCCAAGGATTCGTAATACTAAACAAAATCGAACATGAAAATCGGCTATGCTCGGGTATCAACAGAGGAACAGAGTCTGGATCTGCAGCTCTTGGCCCTACAGGCCGCGGGATGTGACAAGATCCTATCGGACCATGGGGCTTCCGGGTCGCGATTCGATCGAGCTGGGCTACATGAGGCGCTGAGTGGTGTGCAGGCGGGCGATACCCTGGTCGTATGGCGCCTTGATCGACTTGGACGATCGCTGGGTCATCTGGTGGAGGTGGTCGGCGGTTTAGGAAAGCGTAACGTCGAGTTTGTTTCGCTGACCGAGAGCATCGATACGCGATCGCCGACGGGCATGTTGATGTTTCACCTGATCGCGGCACTTGCTGAGTTCGAGCGCTCCCTGATTAGCGAGCGCACGCGTGCGGGGATGGCCGCGGCTCGTGTACGAGGCGCCAAAATCGGTCGTCCCAGAAGCGCAGCTTGACCAACGAAGGCGATCGCGTGACAGAACGTTTCATCCAGGCGAGCCACCAAAAAAACAGGGCAACCGAAGAGCACTTGATGCGATCGCGTACCGCCCGGTCGCCGTGTCACTCGCATGCAAGCGGCACGGCCAGGGCCCTGACCAAGGGGTTTGAGCATTCTATCCAAATATTTAAAAATGTATACATAAATATTACGAAATGCATTCAACTTGTTGCGATGCAAGCCAACACGGGAAGGGGCGGTCCCAGCGCCGAGCGGGGCACGGGGCGCGCCTCTCCTCTCTACCCGCCAACAGCGCAGCTTATTCATGTGCGCCAGGTTTCTCTATTACGCAGATCGGATAGCCATCGGGAAGTTGCCCTCCTCCCAGATCCAGGCATGCATCGTCATAGGCAAAGCGCTCAAGCGTCCTTCCCCCGCAAAACCCAAGCAGAACGCATGCGACCATAGTCAATACGGATAGGCTTCGTTTCATCAAATACCCGTTCAGAGCCTGAGAGGCCAGAGCATGGCAAGACGATCGAAGCTGAACATGGCGCGGCGCGCGGGATCGACGGTGCTCCGCGACAATCTTGAGCAGACAGACCGCGCCCTGTTCGCGCCTTGTCGTGTATGTCCAGTTGCAGACCAGCACTGGTCGTGCCGTCTCAGCAAAAAAACGCCGGACACATGTCCGGCGTCAACGAGGAGGAGACAGAGAGGTAGTTCAACAAACCACGACCCACGATCTACCGGGTCCTTTCACCCCGACCGATCGTTACTGTCAATGATAGGCAGGATCTGGTTGCATGAGGATCAACAATCGTCAGGTGCATTCGCAATCGCCAGGGCAATCGCACGAAGAGCCTTACCAGCCAAGGAGTTCGGTGCGGTAAGGGTCACTGGTGGCGGCCTTCAAGCGTCGAATCTTGATACTGGCCTTGATCGACGTATCGCGCCGCAACAGGTTCATGGTGATTCGACGCAGGATGGCGAAGTTCTGCGCCGCGTTGTCAACTCGCACCCGACACTGATCTTCGCCGAACGCGACATTGAGCACCTAGTGCATCGCATTCTCGATACGCCAATGCGAGCGCACGGCATGTGCGATGCGTGCCGCATCAGGCGGCAGGCTGCTCACGTAATAGCGGCGCTCGACCGACACGGTGTCGCCGATCGCGCGTGGACTCGAGCATCGCGATCGAGCGCATAGCCGCTCAGAGCGCGACGGGCCGCCATTTTCTCAGCAAGTCGCTGATCACGCAACGACGCGTTCCGATCCGGCCGTGATCCTTCTCGATCTCTCGACATGCGTTGGTGCAGAGGGCGCGATCTCCGCCAGCAAGCTTGGTTGATTTTCCTTGACCGCCAATACGTAGTCGACACCATCTTCGCCGATCTGTCGGGCGATCGCTTGCTAGCAGCCCATCACGTCGATCATGACGATTGCCTCCTTGAGCAGTAGCGCATCGAGCAATTGCGGGATGGCCGTGATCTCATGGATTTTGTCGGCCGTGCGTACCTGACCGAGCATCGCGCCGAGGCCGCTGCCGAACGCCGCAGCCAGGTGAATCGTTCGTTCCCCGTCGCGGTGAGCGTCGCGGACGGTCTTGCCATCGATCGCGAATACCCGGGTCGGCGGATTAGCGCTTGCGATTAAATAGTCGAATGAGCTGGTCGAGATTTAACAAATGTTGAGTGGCATTGGGAGGCACGCATTCCCGAGAATGCTGGTTATCGGAATGGGCGAGTTGCGCCCGAACAGTATTGGGGGAACGAAGCGATGAACCAGCAAGCGTACAAGATCAAGTTCAGCCGTCGGTTGGGCACGTGGGTGGCGGTGTCGGAGCTCACGCGCGGG